ACGGTGCCCCCCGCCTCATTCTGCGCGATCCTGGGGCCGTCTGGAGCCGTTCCCGCCCGTTTGTGTGTCATTGCCCATCCCCCCCAAAACACCGCTTTTGTCGGCAATGCCCAGGGGCGCAAGGGCATCCGCCCAACACTCCACGGGCACAATGCCCGGGATGGGCTTGTCGGGCCGCAATGGATCCCCAGGCCCGAACAGGGGCAAGAGAATCGCCGGCCGCTCCCGATCCGGTTTCACGCGCTGCTCCAGGTTGCCGATCCGCGCCCGCAGGTTCACCTCTCGCCGCCTCCGATCCGGGCCTCCAGGGCCTCCAGCCGCTCCAGAATGTCGGCCTCCAGGGGCCGGCCTAACACCCGCTCAAAGAGCACCTTGGCCGCGGCCACGTCGCCGCCTTTCGCTTCCGCCACAAGCCGCTTCGCGATTGCCGCAAGGTCGCCGGGGCTCACCGCCGACAGGAGCGCCGCCCGGAGCTCGCCCACGCGGGCCGCGTAGGGGTTGCCGGGTCCACCCGGATTGCCGGCCACGAAGCGCCCGGTGGAGGGGTCGCGATCCCCCCGTTTCTGCCGTTTGGTGTCGGTGCTCACGGTCGCCATTGGCGCCTCCGGGCCGGCTGTTTTCGGTGCTCCCGCTGTTTCTCACGGGGCAAGACAGCAAGACAGCAAAGACAGCCGTTTCCAAGAGTCTCCTTACACGAGGCTTTTTTCTTAAGGGAAGTTTCTGGAAATTGGTGTCTTGGTGTCTTTGCTGTCTTGCGTGGGTTAGCAGCCCCGTAGCGCAAGGCAGGGGTAGACAGCAAGACAGCAACTTCAGCCCGCGAGAAGGCCGATCCCGCGCCACCCTCGTTGCTGAGGTTGTCCTGCACGCTCCTGCTCGCACCCCATCCCCCGGAGCTTTTCGCCCACCTGTTTCGCTGTCATGGTGTGCCGCAGGCCTTGTTCCTGCGCCCAGGTGCGGTAGGCATCAAACAGGGCCGCGGAAGGAACCCACGCTTCGGGCGCCAATATGCACCGCTCGCCGATGAAGTCCCCGAGGGGATTCATGCTGTCCCGATAAGCCGCGGTCGAAAGTTCCACCACTTCGGGCACCTGGAGCCCGTCGCGTTGCCATGCCAGACACCCGGATACCGCCCAGGCGAGAATGGCCGCGCCGCTTCGGGCAGGATCGCACAGGGCCTCCTTGACCTCGGGGTTGCGCTCTTCGCGTGGGATTGTATTGGGGAAGGGCACCTCCAGGATCCGTTCCCAAAGAGCATCGTCATCGTCACGGGCCTTCGGCCGGTCATTGGCCGCGAGGAATAGCTTGAACTGCGGCAGGAACTCGAAGCTATTCGCATACAGCCGCCGGGCCCTCACCCGATCCCCGCCGGTCAACTGCTTGATAAGCCCCTCGGCAAGCCGCGCCCCGTCGTCGGTTTCAATGCTCACCACAAGGCGCTTGCCGGCCATGTTCGCGAGGTCATCCTTCGGGCCGCCCGTGGGCTTGCGTTTCAGGAAGGCCTCAAAGTCGCAGGTGTGGGCGTAGTCATCCCCCAGGGTCGCCTGGAGCGCCCCCAGGAAGGTGGACTTGCCCGACCGCGCCGGGCCGTAGACAAAGAGGAGCTTCTCTTCTCGCGTGGATCCTGTGAGGGCATACCCGGCCACCTGCTGAAGGAATTGCTGGAGGTCCCGATCCCCGCAGGTCACGCGCTGGAGAAACTCCGCCCATAGGTCGGAACGGTAGTCCCACGCGGCCTCCGGGTCGTATTCCACCGGGCAAAGGTGTGTGAGGAGGTCTTCGCGTCGGTGCTCACGGAGCTCGCCGGTTCGCAGGTCCAGAGTCCCGTTCTGCACGTTCAGGAGCCACGGGTCCGCGTCCAAGTCGGCCTGGGCTACAGGTATCCCGGGCGCCGACTCCGCGCACCACAGCATAGCCCGGAGCGCCCGATCCCGCTCACTCGCGAAGGCGTGTTTCACGACCTCCTTCTGCTTGTCTTCGTCGGCAAACAGGGCCGCCTCCGCGAAGATACTCCGCGCCGTTTCCTTTGCCAGTTCGCGCACCGTGTTCCCCGTGTCGGGCCGCCACCGCTTCCCATCCCACAGGAACCACGTGGCCAGGGGAGCGCAGTAACGCAGGTCCCGCCCGTGCCGGGCCACAAGCCGCTGCCCGTTGCCCACGTCGGTGCGATTCCAGGTGCCTTGTGTGTCGGGCGATCCGTCCGCCTGCTGTCTCGCCTGCTGCTCCTGCATTGCGTCGCGCCCTCCCGGGGTGTAGAAGTCCGTGGTGCCGGCAATGGCCTTGCCCAGGGTGCGCTCCCGGTAGTCTGCCCGCTCCCACTTCTCGCGGTATCGGCCGGATTGCCGGAACAGGGCGTCCATTCGCTCGCGGTCGGCACCGGTCCAAAAGGCGAGGTGGGAGCAAAGGGCGAGGTCCCCCGCGCTGTCATCCTCGGGGTAGCCGCCTTCCCACAGCCGCGAAAACTCCGCGCCGTTCCTTGCCGACCGCGCCTTCTCCAGGAGTTCCCGATCCTCCAGGGCCACAGGTGCGCTTGCCCTTGGGGATGGGGCATCGGCCTGCGGTTCCTCCTCGCCCAGGTGCCGGGCGTGGAAGGCCGCAAACTCCTCGGTGCGATCTTCGACGGTGAAGGGTGTTCCGGGGATATGGGCGCCGGTCACGGTGAAGTACTTCGGCGATCCAGCGCCGTAACACTCCACGTCACCGCGCTTGCGCCGGCCTGGGGGCAGGTCCCCGAACAAGAGCACGTGGAGGCCGGTCCCGCTGGGGCTTGCTTCCGTGTAGGAGTTCAGGTCCGCGAGGGCCTCCTGCGCCCAGGGCTCAAGCTCGCCGGTCTGGGGGTCCCGGCAATGGTCCAGGTCCACTCCGCACAGCCTGCCGGCGAAGTTGATCCCGATTCCGTCGAAGCGCGAAGCGTGCTCGCAGGCCGTCGCGAAGTCCCTCCAGGTCGCGGGCCTGCTGGTCGCCGCCTTGTACCTGCCTTCGCCGTCGGAGCCGGGTTCGCCCGATCCTGGACGGGCTTGATAGGGGACCTTGGTGGGCTTGCCGTCGCGGGCCTCAAAGCGCCAACACACCCATTGGGGGAGCGCCTTGAGGGCATCGGGGATATTGCCCCACGGGGCGCTTTGGGGTATACTGCTTGTGCGTTCTGCTGCCGTCTGTGTCCTGCCTGCGCCCCCCTCGCCCGGGGGCGTTCTGGTTTCCGGGGTCATGCACAAGCCCCCCCAGCGCAGGCGATCTTCCCGGCGAGTTCCTCACGGAGTTTCCGCGCCCGCTCCTGCCTCCACGCCTCCTGCCGGCGCTCCAGGTCGGCCACGTCCACCCCCAGCTCGCCCAGGGCGATCCGTGCCGTATGGGGTATCCCGCAAGTGCCGCGTTCCGCGTGGTAGTAAGCGTGGTAGTTCACCCCCAGGGCCGCCGCCATTGCGCCGATCCCCAGTCCTGCCTGCCGTCGCAGTTCCTCCAGCGGACTCATGTTCCGGGCCTCCTGTGTGTGCCTGGGGGCCGTAACGAAAACGGCCCCGCCGCGCTTCGTGGGCGCTTGACGGGGCCTGTTGGGAGTTGCCCGGAACGGGTTGCCGATGGGCCGGGGCGAGAGGAAGAATTATACCCGTGTGAAAATTAATTCTTGACCTGCGCCCGGCGCGTCGGCTATCCTCGCTCACACAATCGGGGCATACAGAAGTCCCTACAGGGCCCGCGTCAAGGCTGGGAATTCCTCTCGCGGGTTCAGGCTGTTGTCACGGAAACCTCGCTGGCAGGCGGGGTTTTCGTGGTTCTGGTGGGATTATGGAGGAAGGCCCCCAATTACGTCAAGCGTCTTCTCGTGGCTTTTTTGTGAAACTTTAAGAGAGTCCCGTGAATCTGCAAAACGGCACCCGTAATAACGCACTCCGAACTTGGTGGTAATACTGTCATGTCCCCCTTTCCGTGCTTTCCTCCCGTGCTCGCCTCCTGCGCTGGTCACGCTTCCGGCAGGTATCCGAACAGTACCTCGCCGGGTGCCCCCGTGTAGCGCCGGTCACGAAGTATTTGCCGCAGGGTTTCCACGAACGCCGGCGAGGCGCCGGGCATCGGTGGAGTTCTGCTTCGCCGGCGAGTACCCGCCACAAGCCGCGCACCGCGAGGTTCAGCCTCCGGGTCTTGTTGGGCACCTGGGCGATCCGCGGCGGTTTGTCATCCTCCCAAACGAACAGTTCCGTGGGGTGTTCGGCATACCGCTCCAGCGCCCATCGCTGATTCGCGGTCACGGTGAGGGAATGCCCGGCTGTGAGGTCCGCGGCGATCTTCCGCAGGAGCTCGGCGATCTTCTCTTGCCCCAGTTTCCTCGGGTCGCCCCATTCGGGGTCTTCCCCATCCGGCATGACAAACCATCCGCCGAAGGGTGAGGGGTTGTAGCCCTCACATGGGGGGAGGGTGTCCGCCCAATGTTTCACCTGCTCGCCGGTGGAGTTCAGGGTCCACAGGAGCGCGTCGTATTCCTCGGGCAGGGGCGTCACTCTTGGCCGCTCACTCACCTGGGCCCCCCTCCTCGGAACAGCCGCTCCCACCACGGGCGCCGCTCCAGTTCGCGCCGGAGCCGGGCGTTCTCCTCGGCCTGCCGATCCACGGTCGCCTGGAGTTCGTCCAGGGCTTGCCCCTCTGCCCGGGCAGGTTCGCCTGGGGGAAGCGCCCGAAGGGCTTGGTCAAGGGCCCTCCGCAGGAAGTCGCGGTCTTCGGTGACGGCCCGGAGTTGCTCCCGCAGTTCCTCCACCGTCCGCGAATGTCCGTCCGTGTCCGTCCGCGAATGTCTACGCGTGTCCGCCCGTTTCCGCACACTATCTCCCGGTCCTGTCACGCTTTCGGGCGTTGTGTCCGGTGAGTCCGCGTTCGTGAGTCCGTCCATGTCGGGGGGGTGTCCGGCTGTGTCCGGGTCTTCTACTCGCAGTTTCTTTCCGTGGGTTTCCGCAAACCGGGCCAACTCCGCCCCGTCAATCATTCGCCGCTCACGCTTCCCGTCAAGGCGCTTCGTGGCCGACAGTTCGCCCTCGGCGATCCACCGCCGGAGGGTCCTGTCCGTCACCCCCAGGGCCGCCGCTGCCTGTTTGATTGTGAGTGTGGGCATGATGGCTCCGGTTACTCAAAGAGGGTCGGGTTTACCTGCGGCGGCGGGATCGGGCGCGTGTGTTGAATATGCGCGAGTCCTGAAGTTCCGGCGGGCCGTCTATGGCGTCGCTGAGCACGACATCGAGGAAGGACTCGCCCTCCTTCTCGGCTCGCTCCTGAAAGACCGCGACGATCGCCGCAGTCATGGTCTCGACGTCGTAGCCAGTGGTCTGCTGCACCTCGGCGAAGGCTGCCTGATAGACGCGGAGCAGGAGCGCCGGCCCGATTGGGGTTCGGGTTAGGCAACGGAAGGAGGCGTCTCCCACGAGCACAATCACGGACGCGGCCTCCTTCTCCACTCCGGTCTTCGACCGATGCCCCACGAGGGTATTCCCTATCAGGGCGTGGTAGTAAATCTCGCCGCCGTAAGTTTCCTGCAGTAGCTTGAGTTGCCGGCCGAGGCGGTTGCCGTCGCCTCCCTTGGCCGAGCCGGTCTTCGTCTTGACTTGGTGAAAACTCAGCGCCTCTTCCGGCACGAAGGGGACCTGCACGATGTCGGAACCGGGGAACGGGTTGCCCTCGAGGTCGAGGTTCTCTTGGTCGTCTCCGCGTGGTTCCGGCGCGCGGATGTTGCCCCGCATAGCCCCGATCACGTCTTCATGAAGGTGGCCCAATAGCCCCTCGATTATCATCAACGCCTTATGGCCCACGAGAGCCGCGATGGCTTTCTCGAAGGACCCGACGCAGAGCAGGTACTGCGTAGCCGCGAGGATGTAAGGGTCGAGTACATCGCCGGGGTTGCGTCCGCACTGCATGTCTGCTGCAGTGCAGGGGAAGGTGCTGACGATCTCCGTAACCTTCGCGACAATCCGGCCGACGACCGTCTCCGGATCGCGGAAGGCGCGGACGAGGTGCGTCCTCTGCGCCAAAGCATCAGTGAGATTGAGCAAAGCCTCCTGCGGAACGCCCTGCTCCACGAGGAAGCCGCGGTAGGTACTCGCGAGGTCGGAGAAGTATAAGTCGGAGAGCATCGTCGGTGGTTCGTCGTGAAGGTACGCGGGGATCGCGAGCGCTAGTCGCAGGTCCCCGAAGACGCGCGCACACAGTTCCGCAGCGGTCGCGAACTCTTCTATGAAGGAACTGGCCTGCGCCTCGAGAAGGGCCTGGAGAATGTCCCATCTCACTTGGTGAATTGGATTGTCTGGCGGGACGAACTTGAGGTGACGCGTTCCCCCTGAGCCGGTCAGACTAAGCTGGCGCATTGTCGGCTCCGCTCGCATCGAAGAGTGATATGCTCGGCACCCGTTTGCGCCCGTTGTTGCGCGCGGCTGCACGCAACCTGCGTGTGGCTTCGTCAAGCATATAAGCCACGTCTGGCGCTTCGGAAGCCTGCGCCGCGCCACCGCGAAGAGCCTCGAGCACCGCGCGGCCGACTGCCTCCCCGAGCTTTACTGGCACCGCGTTCCCGATCTGCTGGTATGCGTCGTGCATACTGCCCGCGAAGGCCCAATCGTCGGGGAAGCCCTGTATCCGGGCGCATTCTTTCACGGACAGGGGGCGGAGGGCTTGAGGGTGGCACAGGCCCGTAGCTTTCCGGTTTGCTTTGCCGGTTATGGTCGGCGCGGGCTTGTCCCAATCCAGCCGGCGGAAGAAGCCGGTCTTCCCGCCTCCTGCCGCATATGATGCACCGAGGGCTTCTTCCTGAAGTTCCTTCGGGATGTCCCGCCAGTTGCCTCCTGGGGGCACCAGGGCGTAAAAGCGCGCCATAAAGTTCCCGTAGTTGGAATGCGGCCCGGGATCCTCCATCAAGTCCGCAATCACGTCACGAAGCGTCATGAAAGGACGGTGGGGGATGCTATCGGGACCGTGCGTCGGCCGCGGCAAGGGCGGCGGGGCACCGTCCCGCGAAGCAAGCATGATGAAGCGCCGCCGATGTTGTGGGGCTCCATATTCGGCCGCATCAAGGACTCCGAAGCGCACATCGTAACCGATCACGCGGACCTCGTCGATGATCCTACGAATCGCGGTCCCGCCCAACTCGTTTGCCTGCATCGGGGCAGCTCCGTCGGCGGTCGGCGAACCGTCCTGCTGTGAGTAGGAACTCAGGTTCCAGCGTTGCCCCGGCCGGTCCTTGATTGGCCGGTGACTGAGGGCCGCCGTGACGAGGCTTGCGACATTTTCGAGAAGGAAGTGCCGGGGCCTGATTTCGTTGACCAGGCGCAGGTATTCAAAGATAAGGTTTCCCCGCGGGTCTGACAGGCCGCATCGGTTGCCGCCCGTCGAGAAGCTCTGGCAGGGCGGGCCACCGATCACTATGTCTACGTCGCCGAAGGTGCCGGTCAGCTCGCGCAACTCCGCGGCCGTGAGGTCGCAAACGCTTCGATCAACGAGGCACACGTCGGGCCTGTTGCTGCGAATAGTCTCGCAACATTTCGGGTCTATTTCGACGCAGAGGTTGGGGGGCAAGCCCGCGAGCCCGAAGCCGATGTCGAGACCCATCGCACCGGAGAAGAAGGACCACACAACGAAATCATATTGAGGCAAGAGTTCACTACCTCCGGAATTGTGGTGGTACACTGCCGGCGCTCAAGCGCCGTTTCTATCGATCCTGCCGAATGGGGGCAATGCCCCACCCGGGGCGGCCGCCGCGCTTGTGGGGCTCCTGTGTCGTTCCTTGGCCCTACTCCGCGTGGCTTGTGCCCAGGAGCCCGGCCAATGATTCCCGCTGTTCCTGTCTGAGCCGCGCTTGTCAAGTGTCAACTTGCTTCCCAGTACTTCCAGCTTGCGCCCCTTCGTGGCGCTGGTATCTCGCGCCACGTCTCATTCCAGCCCCAGGTCTCGCGGGCGATTACAAGCACGAACTCCTTGACCGCGCCCGGATAGTCTGAGCGGATGAACTCCTCAAGCCATTCGGTGGCGAAGCGCACGAAGCCGTTTTCAAGCTGCGGTGTGTCCTTGCTCATGCGTCAACCCTGCCCGTCCGAGGAATTGTCTATCCCAAAGTCCAATACTTCTTGTGGACCCTTGTGGATATACTTCCCTCTCACGAATGGCATAGAGGCCATCTGCTCGCGCCCGTTCGCAAGCGTCTGTCGTTCCCAAACACAATCTACATCTTTAGGATATTCACACCTCTTCCATGTGAATGGGGACGTGTGCTGGAGACTTCGCCATGCCCTCGCGTCGCATAGGGGATACACATACCGGAACTGCCGGCCCCACCACTTTGTATAGCCAGCCGCCTCTGTAACTTCGAGAGCCCTGCTCATCCGTTTTCCGCGACCGTGCACTTCCGTTATCCCCTGCATCGAACGAGGGTGGACCTTAGTCCCATCGGCGTCCAAGTAGACTTCGGTGGTGATGTATCCGCCATAGTAGAAGTTTGACGCCTGGTAGATGTACCCAGGCTTGCCAAGCATACCGTCTGCCCACGTCCATAAAAGCTTCATCCCCTTGCAATTCTCGCGCATCCACTTGATGATGCGTGACAGGAACCACGACTCTGAGTTCGGGGGCATCTCATCCCGCAGGCATAGCTTCCCGAGTTCGTAGTAGTCCTGCGGCCCAAGTCCGGGGAATGCCAAAGCGATTGTGTGTTTCGGGCGCACCCCCCACCCGAGCGTGGCAACGGCTGCTATTTTGCCGTGTTCGTCGCGGGACGCGAGACATACCTTCGTTAGCTTCGGTAAAACCTGCGAATAGTGATGTTGCTGCACGAAGCCGTAAGCTGTTACCCGCGGGATGACCTCCAGAGCGGACATCATACACAACCACCTCCGAAAAGCACAGCGGCCCGGCACCCTCGCGAAAGGGCACCGGGCCGCAGGTGCAGAAAAGCCGCTCCGAATGCGCATGTGAGGTCCGGGCAGAACCTGCACGAGTGCGAGTTGAGCGGCTTTGTCTGGGTGGTTGGTGTGGTTGTGTTTCGCATGGCATTCCTCACGCTCTGCAATGTCCTGCCCGGACAGTCTCATTATAGCCCTGCGCGGCGCGGCCTGTCAAGCGTCGAAGAGCGGCACCTGCCCCGCCGCTTCCTGCTTCTCGTTGGCGATCTTCGCCCGCAGGTCGCCGCCCGCGGTGATCCTGTCCTGCGCGAGCTTCGCGTACTCGGGGTTGAGTTCCACGCCGATCCAGTCGCGCCCGAGTTGCTCACAGACGAGGCCCACCGTACCTGCGCCGAGGAACGGGTCCAGAACTGTGCAGGGTATCGGGTCCCCGGCGTCGCAGTCGCAGGTGGGCCGCCAGCCGACGGTGCGGGTATGCACTTCGTGGTCCGGTCTGAGCCCGACGTTCCCGCAGGACGGCTGCCACCCGTTTTCATTGCCGCGACGAACCGGGCTGTCATAGTCGCGGGGAGACGACTGCTTCTCCACCACCCGCTCCCACGGTGCCCCGCAGTCCGGGCAGCAGCCTTTGGCGCTCGTGCCCGCGAGGATGCAGGGCTCGATGAGCTTCCGGGGGAAGGTCGCGAAGTGCGCGCCGGAGAACGGCTCGGTGGTGACGGTCCAGACGGAGCGGCGGTTGCGGCCGGAACCGGGGACGGTGGTTTTCAAGCCCCCGTCTCCGCGCCAACCTTTTGCGTCTGCACGTCCGCGCTCTGAATAGTCCCCGTTCGCGCCGACGCCGAAATCATCGCCATACTGCCTTGCATACGGCTCCTTCACCGCTTCGGCGTCGTAGTAGTACTTCGCGGCAGTAGCCCATCGCCCATACTGCGGATCAGGAATGTCGGACAGATCCGGGTTGCCGAACTGATTGAGCGACTTCATCCGCTTCCAGAAACTGTCGAGTTGTGCAGTGTATTCGTCGCTGCGCAACCTACCGCGCGACCTGCCTATCTTGGTCCGTCGTTCCGAGTCAGACGTGGATAGGATGGTCTGTGCATGTATCCCGAGCCTTGCCTGATCGCGTTTCACTATCATGTACGGGTATATGCGGGCCAGCAAAGACCTCGCCTGCAGATTGCTTACCTGCCAGTAAACGACTGGAGCGTTCACTCCGGGGCGCTCGTTGATACAGCCCATGCGAGCTATTCCGCGCGCCGTTTCCATCAGGTCCCGACTTGTATTGGCGAATGCAATCTGGAGCCCGTAGACAACCCTTCCCGACTTACTCTCAGACTTCTTCATCACGATGTTGCCTTCGGTGTCCAGCAACAGAGCGAGCCATCTGGCATCCGCGTCGCTGATGTACGAACATTCCAGCGCGGGCGGGCCAGACCATACTCCTTTGCAGAACATGAAAATGTACTCATGCGCTTTGGTTGGCCTATCCCTGACGCTTTCAGGCATCGGATTCGCCTTCGACCACACAACATCTGACCGCAACACCCAGCCGTCCGCCTGCAGCGCGAACGCGACGCGCCAGGGGATGCCTACGAGGTCCTTGGGCTTCAGCCCTTCGGGCGTGTCAGGGCGGTAACCCATCGCGCGCGCTGGGTTCTTTCGGTCTTTCGCTCGCCAGGTTCTCCCCCCGCTAGCGTATGAATCACCAAGATTGAGCCACAACACCCCGTCGTCCCTCAGGACGCGCCAGACCGCGCGGAACACGTCCACCATGTTCGCCACGTACTCCTCCGGCGTCGGCTCGCATCCAAGTTCATAGCACTTGTCCGGGTGGTCAGCATCCAAATACGATCTTAGCGCCCAGTAGGGCGGGCTGGTCACGCAGCAGTGGACGCTTTTCTCCGGCAGCGTCGCGAGTTGTTCCCGGCATTCGCCGATGAGTATCCTGTTTGTCATACCTTCCCCCGTCGTGTTTGTCCCTACTTCCTACTCTTCGTCGCCACGCCGATTGCGGCGAGCAGCGTTAGGCCGGCACCAAGCGCCGCGAACACGCTGCCTACGCCGATCCAGTAGCTCCACGGGTCGATCTGCATTCAGTCTTCCACCCACCCGTCAGGACGCTGGAAGATGAAGTCGTAGCCCGTGAAGCAGACCAGTTGCCAGCCCTGCGCCCCAAGTGCGTTGAAGTCGGCGTCGCTCAGTTCACCGTCTAAAACCGTCTTGTACTCAAACCTGATCCGGCGCGGCGGTGGCGGCGTGGTCCGCATGATCTCACTCACTGCCGGACCCGTCTGTGGATCTCGCACGTTCAGTTGCGGCATCGCTCGTGTCCTCCTGATCGTCCTGTTGTCCATCGACGGCGCTTGCTACGCCGGGAACGTTCTTTGAGAAGTGCAACTGGAATGCCTCTGCCCGGAGCCGCGCGTCCTCGTCAGTCAAAGGCGCCAGGCCGGCTTCCTCCAGGACCACGTTCGTCAGGTCCGGGGGCACGAACACATTCATGTCCATCAGCGCCCGGATGTAGTTTGCGAACGGGGTGAGGTCCCGCAGGCCAATCTGCCCGTGTCTCAAGACAGGCATGTATCTCGGGCGCCCGGAGTGGTTATACGCGACCCAGCGCGGCACGACGTACTGGTTGAAGATGTCGGCAACCCAGTCGGCCGTTGCACGGAGACTGCTGATGAACATGCTGCTATGGTCCTTGCTCAGACCGAAGCTGCCCTTGTCGCCGCCCTGAGAAAGCCCGACGAAGTGGCAGAGCATGGACTGCAGCTTGTACTGGCGCTGCCGCTCAATCATGCTTTCCCACGGGATGTCTGAAGACCCGGGCCAGGTCAGGTCCAACTTCCAGTTCGGGCCGGGGAGCACGATGCCCACGTCATTCCCGGCGCGGATCCTGCTCAGGACGGCGCGGATAGTTGTCGCTTCCGCTTCCGTCACTTCGATGTCGTCCGTGGTCGGCTGCGCCACCCACAGACCCGTCGCGCTTCTCTCCACGCGCAGCAGCGCCCAGTGCGACAACTGCTCCTCATACCGGTGGGCTTTCCATGCGCGCCGCAGGCAGCCCATGCCCTCCGGGTTCCTGCCCTTTCCTCTCCACGTCCAGACCACAAGCCTGTCTATCGGGATGTACTGGCGGTTGATGTAAGTGCCATCTGGCCTCTGCCCTCTGAACCAGTAGCCCTTCAGCCCACCTTCGTCGTCGAAGTCCCACTGCTGTACGCTTGTCCGCTCGCGCCTCGCGAACTTCCGCAAGACCGTGCGCGGGCCGTCAACCCCATTCGTCTGCGTGTCCCAGACCGTCTCCGTGAGTGCGAACCCGAAAAACGGGGCGTCCAGCACCTGCTCCAGAAGCTCTCGCCAGGAATGCGACATGCCCTCGCCTTCGATGATGTTGCGGTGCATCCGTTCAGCAAGGTACTTGCCGGCGTCGCTCTTGTCGTCCTGGTGCGGGGTTATCTCCCACTTCGCCGATTGGATTGGTGGGACAATCAACTGCTCCATCGCGCCGATAGCGGTGTCGGAGTTGTACATCTCCTGATACCGCGCCATGCGCGTAGACAGGTTCTGCATACTGCTGTTGTAGTCGTCGATGATCTGACCGCCGGTAGCATTGAGCCCCGTGGTGCCAAGTTCGCCCTGCGGCGCCTCGTGGTCGTCATAGGCTATGGACGCCCTGATCTCACGGCCGCTTTCCGGGTATCCGACGCCAAGTGCCTTCCCGGGGCGCCGGCGCTTCTGTGGCTCATCGTCTGCCTGGCGTCTCTTGCGCTTGCCGAGTGCCCTGAAACCAGTGACGTTGTGCAATGCCAACGCTGCGTCATACAGGATCGGGTGCATCAATATCGCTCCTCGCGCAGGTCTTGCCAGGACTTGTCCCCTGGAATGCCGGTAGCCCGACGTACATTGTCCCCTGAAGTGCCACTGTATGTCAACCCTTGGCACGCCAGAATGAACGCATCGAACTCGTCCAGGTGCTTGCCGCCGATGTTCTTGGCGACCCCCTTGTACCTGTGGCCCTTCGTGATCGACTTAAAGGCTTCGTACAGGGGTTTGAAGTGTTCCTGGTGAACAATGACCTTGCCGCGCTCAAGGCAGGTGATCGCGTGGTCAACCAGTCTGGTGCGCGGGATCTTCAGTTCCCGCATCCTGTCCTGCTGGTTGTAGCCCTCGTTGATGTTCGCGCCGCGATTGTCGGTGATCTTCACGCAGACCTTGCCCTGCACGTTGACAAGGCTGGTCGTTCCAACCTCGTTGGTGGCGTCGATGAAGACTCGCTTCGCGGGCCATATCAACGGCAGTTCCTCGATGAAGTCGATCTTCTGCTGCGTCCTGGTGCCAGGCTCGTCGGACGTTGACTTGAACGTCTTCAGTTCGACGACCTGGGCAGGCCGGATAGTCGCGTCTATAACGCAGGCGACCGTATCGCATTCTCCCCCGCTTGCCTGGTCGATGCCGATAAGGTACTTGTGGCCGGCTGAGTACACTGGACCGATCCAGTCGTGAACACGAGCCATCTGAGCGAGCTTCGGCCAGTCAATCGCGGCGTCTCCGAGAAGCATGGGTGCGCATTCATGGGCCTCCATGAACTCGTCTTCGCCCATCTCCGCAATCTTCCGCTCTTTCCAGGCTTCGTCCCGCCCGGGGTGAACCCGCCAGGTCGCCTTGATGCGCTCAAGCCCCACGCTCTCAGCTTTCTCGCAGAGTTGGTGAAAAAGCGTACCGAACCCATTGTGCGTGCTGACGTAGACGAGGCCGCAGGAGGCTTCGTCTAGCATACCGTGCATCCCGGACTGGATCTGCTCCGCGTCAGGCATCCGCGAGAACTCTTCGAGCACCACCCAGTTCCCGTCGAATGAGTGGCCGGCGTCAGGGCTGGCAGCGTGGGCGCGCAGGTAGTTGTCTGACTTGGCGCCACTGAACTTGATCTCGTTCGTGTTGTCTGTGCCCGTGTACAGTCGCTTGCGCATTTCATCGGGCATGATGCAGGTCTCAAGGGCACGCTTTGAGATACGCAGGATGCGCTGGACGGCGACCTCAGCCTTGTTCGCGACGATATGCCCGTGGAATGGCACGTCGAACAAAACCATCCACGCGGCGCCTATCTGCACTGCCGTTGAAGCCCCAATCTGTCGCGACTTCTCCAGGATGAACCTCTGCTTCGCTACGGTCTTCCTGATGATAGTCTTCTGGAACGGTGTGGGCTCGTATACCACAAGGCCGTGCGTCTTCGTCTCAATCTTCGGCCTCGCCGCCTGGATCCACTTGATCGGGTCCGTCTCCGCTTCGTCGCGTACCAGCGTTACCTTCGTCGCGTGCTGCTGCAGTGCCGCCATGAGGCCATTCGTCGCTGCGCCGGTTAGCGGGTCTGCCATTGGCGTCACCTTTTCTACTACGCGCTCTGGTGGCGGGATGGGTGGCTCCGTCTTATTGGCTTCCACCCTGTCCCGCATTTCATTGGAGGTCAGATACTCGCCGTATCGGAGACTGGTCCCGGTGAGGGCTGCTTCGCCGAGAGTGGTGAGGTAGGTTGGTTTCGCATGGCCTTGGCCGGCCGCCAACTTAACGCGCTTGATGTGCTTCTTTGCGATAAGGCTGTCAATGCACTGGCGGGCGGTGCGCCAGGCGACGCCGTGCTTCTCGGAAACGTAATCGCAGATATGCTTCGCGCAGCACCCGGGGTTGTCGTGAATGTACTCAAGCGAAGATCGCTCAAGGTGCCCGGTGTACAGGCGGGCGTCGCTGATGTCCTCGGTTACTGGCTTTGTTCCCCGTCCCATTCTTCCTCGCTGTCCTACGCCTGCTCGCCTTCCTCAACACCATCAGGCGCCGCTGCCAACTGCTGCTGCGCGTCGCCGGCCTCTGGGAACAGTTTCGCGATGATCGCGCCGGTCTGCTCCGGGGACACTTCGAGTATCTGGATGACCTCCAGGACCGCACGCATGACCTCCGACGACACGCGCTGCTCGATCTCCTGCTGGTTGTCCAGGACGGCACGAGCGCGTTCCTCGATCTTCGATGCCGTGTCCAGGGCGCCGGTGAGTTCACGGAAGTCGGATGGCTTGATGCCGCTGATGATCTGCTTGCGGCCCTCTTTCGTGTAGAGGGCATCGACCTCGATCATCTCGCCTTCCTTCAGGGTCTTCGGGGCCTTGAAGAACAACTGCTTCTCGGCAATGGAATCTTCACAGACGCGCCGGATGGCGTCCGCCGCCTGCAACTGCACCATCGCCCGGCGCACGCTGGCGCTGGTATCCCACTGAGGGCCGAGATACTCGCCATGCGTCAGGCGCTCGCGCTCGATGTCCCAGTCGTCGCCGGCATCTGCCGCATTCTTCTTCCAGGTCCGCAATGTTGCCGGGGAGATCCCGAGGTGGGCGGCGAGGTAACTGTCCTGCGGGAATGCGTAGCTGATGTACATGAGCCTCGCGAGTTCCTTCTTCTCGGCGGAGTACCCACGCTTACGCGGCTCGATGCTCTCCACGCGCTTCCTCCCTCTTGCGCCGCCTGTACTGGACGCGCTTGACTTCGTTGATCAGGCCGGCCGGGGTGAACCAGCCGTCTTCTGTAAGGTCAGCAATCTTCGCGTCCCGGATCTTCCCGGCGCAGGTGTCGCAGAGAACCCTGTGGATGCGCTGGTTCTCCCGGTACGCAGGGGAGCCGTCGGCAATCGGGATTTCGTTGAAGCAGCCCTTGCAGAAGTTCAGGCAGTACGGGATGGACCGCTGCTTCTCACCGTCACTGGTCCTGGAACGGGTCGGTATCTTCATCGGTCGCGGCTCCTTGCGCGGGGTAGTCCGTGGTGGGGTACTCGAAGTACATGGGCTCGACGGAGAAGGCGATGACCTTGAGCTTGCTGATGGTCTTGCCGTCCGTGGTAAACGTGTCCGACACGAGCTTCCCGGTGACGATGACGTAGGTGCCGCCCGGGAGCGTGGCGAGGAGGTCCGCGTTCGCTTTGAACGCGGTCATCGTGACGATGTTGTCCTTCTGTTCGCCGTCTCTGCCCTTGTCCTTGGTGTCGATGCCGAACTCGCACCAGGAGTTGCCGGCCTTCGACGTGCTGATAGCCGGTGTTGAGACGAGGTATCCTCCGAGAGTGACCTGGTTGATCATGTCCTGCGTCTCCTTCAGTTGGGGTTGTAAGCGGTGGCGTCCGCGACGCCTTTGTACTCGCCAAGTCCAATCCCGAGGCGCAATGCGTCCTCTGCGATATGGTAGGCGGCGCCGGATGGGAATGCGTCTGGGTCTGCCAAGAGTGCGGCGGCCGCTTCCGCGCAGACAGACTTGGCGAGGGTCGAAATGCTGGCGTCTTCGTGCTCGAAGACTTCTGCAGACGCTTCGCGCGTCTCTGCGTCAAACAGTGCTGATATGTCTCGCGACCCATATAGCGGCTTTCCTGGCATTGCGTTCTCCCCTGTATCTGATCGGGCCGTCGCCCGTTGCGTGTTTGGCGCGGGGCGGGCCTGTACAGGATGAACCGCAAGCTACCAGAGCCCGCGGGTCCTACCCGCCCCGCTTCTCGTCCACCCTGAACTGTTATCGGCCAGTCAGTTGCCGGATTATCGGGCCATCGCCCGTTGCTTGCTGGTTGCGCCCGGCGCGGCTACCCACCACGGGCCACGCCGGGCAATGCGCTTTCGCTACTACTGCTGTCCGTCATCACCGCTGC